GAGGGATATTCAGGATATCTTGTAGGCACAGGAGATGTTGCTCCTAATGGTGCACCTTTTGGATTTGGCATTGCATTTCCTAGAGATAATATGGATGGCGACTTCTTTTTGCGTACAGACTTTTTACCTAACAGAATGTTTAAATATGATGGCAATAGATGGGTAAAACAAAATGACGACATTAGAATGACACTAAGTAACACACTTGAAAAGCAAACACAAAAATCAAGCTTTATAAACAATACTAATCAAAGCACTATAAACGGCGAAGTTGTTGAAGAGCGTCAAAGCCTGTCTAAGGCACTTAGACCAAAAAAGGATAACTAATGCGACATTTTTATGACGGACAAATAAGACGTTACACTACTCAAATGATGCGTATTCTAAGTAACTTCCCTGTGATAGATGGTGATGGGCAAACCAAAGATGTGCCTGTTATGTATGGAGATTTAACTAGGCAGGTAGCTAATATTATAAGAGAGAACAGCGAAAATAAATTACCTAGTGCTCCTAGAATTAGCGTTTATATAACTGGGCTAGAACTAGATAAAGATAGACTAACAGATGCTACATATACTAGAAAAACTAATATACGAGAAAGAGCATATGATGATGTTAATAAAGAATATTTAAATACTGAAGGTAAATCTTATACTGTAGAACGCCTAATACCTACACCATATTTAATGAGAGTAAACGCTGATATTTGGGCAAGCAATACTGATCAAAAACTGCAATTACTAGAACAGATACTAGTGTTGTTTAATCCTAGTTTAGAAATGCAAACTACAGATAACTTTATTGACTGGACTAGTATTACTGCCGTAATTTTAGAAAATGTACAATGGAGTAGCAGAAGTGTTCCTGTAGGAATCGATACAGAAATTGACATTGCTACACTAACATTTAGTTTGCCAATTTACATTAGTCCTCCGACTAAAGTTCGTAAAATGGGTGTTATTACAAATATTATTACTAGCATGTTTGATGAAACTACTGGTACAATCGAAGATGGAGTATCACGTCCTGAATTAAATGCTTACGATGATGTAAGCTTGCCGGGCACATCTACAGACAGCAGAGGCACTAGAGTTGATTCATTAGTAGGCGGTCATAGTGCTAATGTAAACTTTGCACAGTGGGGAGTATATGTTAATCAAGGATCTGCACAACTTGTAGCAAATGGAATGGTTGGTGTTAAAAATTGGAGAGAGATATTTACAGCATTGCCTGGTACTTATGCCGCAGGTGTAAGTAGAATATACTTAACTAGTAATGATAACACAAAAACGGTTACAGGTACATTTGCACTAAATCCTTTAGATGAAGGTTCTATTGCTATTGATTTTGATACAGACAGTTTCCCTTCAGATGATATTATTAGTAGTGCATTAGGTGATAGGACATCAATAGATTATATTATAGATCCTTTAAATTATGATCCTACATCTATTAAGACATCTGGGTTACGTATATTACTTCTAGATGATATAGGTGGCGCTTCTGCTACACAAGTATCTTCAGCTTGGGCTAATGATAACGGTACTGGCTTAGTTGCTAGTGCGAATGATATTGTAGAGTGGGATGGTAGCAAATGGAATATTATCTTTGATGCTTCAACTATAACTTCTACAACATATGTAACAAATTTAAATACACAAGTACAATATAGATTCAAAAACAATGAATGGTTACTAAGTATTGACGGTGACTATCCAGTTGGCACATGGAGAATTGATCTCTTTGGCTAATTATTTGTATGGATGCAAATATAGTATGTAGTGGAGCCTTATTTTATACACTATCAACAAATAGATTTTTATTTTTACACCGTAGAAATGGTAAAAAATCTGATGTTTGGGGATTAGTTGGTGGCACAAATGAAGGTACAGAAACACCCTGGGAAGGTTTGAAACGAGAAATTGTTGAAGAAATAGGTGATGTTACTACTATTAAAAAAACACTTCCGTTAGAAAGTTTCCTCAGCAATGACAAAAAATTCCTGTTCCATACATATCTATGCGTAGTAAAAGATGAATTTATTCCGCAATTAAATAAAGAACATGATGGATATGCTTGGTGTAGTTTTACAAAATGGCCAAAGCCTTTACATCATGGATTGCGTAATACCCTCCAAAGTAAAATTAATCTTAGCAAGTTAGAAACTGTCTTTCAAACTATTAATTTACTTGACAATTAATACAAACGGTAGTATAATAAAATTATGAAAGTTCTAGTTCTTGGTGATGTAATAATTGACAAATATATTTACGGTACTTCTACTCGTATTAGTCCGGAAGCACCAGTGCCTATTGTTAACCTAGATAATATAAAAACTTCTTTAGGTGGTGCAGGACTTGTAGTTGAAAATCTCAAAAGTTTAGGTGTAGATGTTACACTTTTACAAACCAATCAACCAAGAAGTACTAAAACCAGAATTATTTCAGACGGGCATTATGTAACACGATTAGATGAAGACGAGAAAGCAGACAGCGAAGCTGTACTACGAAATGTCTTAAGCAGTGATTTTTCACAGTATGAATATGTTATATTAAGTGATTACAACAAAGGGGTGTTAACACATTCTAACAGGATTATAGAGCATATAAACAGTCAAGGTTGTAAAGTTATTGTAGATCCTAAACGCCATCGTAAGTGTTATGAAGGTGCATGGTTAGTTAAACCTAATGCTAAAGAATATAAAGATTTTGGTTTTGATAAACATAAAGGTAATATAATAACAACTAGTGCAAATGGTGCAGTATCAGCAAAGTTTGAAGATGAAACACATTTTATAATTCCAGAACAAGTAGAAGTAAATGATGTTACCGGCGCAGGTGATTGTTTTCTTGCTGCCTTTGTATATGGACTAACACAGGATAAAACTATTAAGCAGTGTTTAGAGCTTGCTACTAAAGGTGCAACTGAAAGTGTTAAACATTTAGGCACGTATATATTATCAAAAACTGACTTAGAAGATACTATTGTGTTTACTAATGGGTGTTTTGATATACTGCATATTGGCCATTTAAAACTGCTTAGACACGCTCGTAGCTTGGGAAATAGACTTATAGTAGCTATTAACAGTGACGCAAGTGTTAAGCGTTTAAAAGGAGAAACTAGACCCATTAATAGTCAAGAAACTAGAAAAGAAACACTAGAACAATTAAGCATAGTTGACGAAGTTATAATTTTTGATGAGGATACTCCTTATGAAATAATTAAGGAAATTAAACCTAGTATAATTGTAAAAGGTGGAGATTATACTGTAGAAACAGTAGTTGGAAATGATTTAGCAGAAGTTGCAATATTTCCAAAAGTAGACGGGTATTCTACTACTCAAATTGTAAAGGATATAAAAGTTGGAAATTGAGATTAAGAATAATAAAGTTATAGTGCAAAACGCATTAAACGATGGAGAATTTTCAAATATAAGACATATTTTCTATGGCTATGATATACCTTGGTCGTACAACGATGGAATTGTAAACACTGAGGATATGAGTGATTTTCAATTTGTACATTTAGTATTTGATCACAGTAAAGCAGGTTACGGACCTATATGGGATAGTATAGTTCCTATTTTGGAAAAACTAACACCGTCAAATGTAGTAAGGATTAAAGCTAATTTGCGTCCAAGAACAGGTGACATAGAAGCTAGTGGGTTTCATTGTGATGTTTGGATGCCCGGGGCTCTTACTGCTATATATTATCTTGATACAAACAACGGATATACAGAATTTAAAGATGGTGATAAGATTGCCAGTGTAGAAAATCAACTAGTAGTATTTCCTTCAAACTTACCACATCTAGGAACTAGTTGTACTGATCAAAATAGAAGAGTTATAATTAATTTTAATTTCTTTCCAACTACAGGATTATTAAATGCAACTGAGATAAATCCTTCTGTAAATCCAATTACTGATCCTTTACTATCTGACACTGATAAAGAATATCACAGACATTGGGCTAAACCTATGAAGGGACTTCTATGAAAATATTAGTCACAGGATACAAAGGATTTATAGGGCAAAATGTATGCAATTATCTTTTAACTCAAGGACATGATGTTGAAGGATGGGAATATATGGATAATGCTGTACCTGATCCTAGTGCATATGATTGGGTAATACATCTTGGTGCAATTACTAGTACAACTTATACCGATGTAGATCGTATAATAGATCAAAATTTTGAATACAGTATGAGATTGCTACAGGTTTGTGAAAACTATGGAACAAACTTTCAATATGCATCAAGTGCTAGTGTGTATGGTCCTACAACACATTTTACTGAAGATGGCCCTTTGCTACCACAAAGTCCTTATGCTTGGAGCAAGTATTTGTTTGATAGATTTGTAAAGCAACACAAGGATGAATTTACAGTACTTGTACAAGGATTTAGATATTTTAATGTATATGGTCCAGGAGAACACGATAAAGGTGATCAAGCTTCGCCTTATACTAAGTTTACAAAACAAGCACAAGAAGATGGCGAGATCAAAGTTTTTCAACTTAGTGAACATTACAAAAGAGATTTTGTATGCGTAAGAGATATTTGTAGAGTACACGAAAAAATGCTTAGTGTTGATTCTAGTGACATTTACAATGTTGGTACTGGTGTTGCAGAAAGTTTTGAAACTGTAGCACAAACTATTGCTAAAAAATACAATGCTACAATAAAATATATCCCAATTCCAGATAACATTAAAAATCAATATCAAAAATATACGTGTGCCAACATTGACAAATTAAATAGTGTTATAGATATGGAATGGACTAGTATAAAGGATTATATTAATGAAAATTAGAATTGACCAGTTCGATGTTATCTTACCATTTGGTTGTGCAATCTATCAATCTAAATTTACTAAAGATGAGCTAGATTTTTTAAAAATGCTAGCTGAAGATTCTAGAGAAGGTAAAAACGCAAGTGAAAAACTAGTTGGTAATATACAAACACAAACAGAACCTGTAGTAAAAGATAAAAATACTCAAGAAAGATTTTCTGAAATATTACATCCTCATATAGTAAACTACTTAACTGTAGACCAAAAAAGACAAAAAGTAATGTATGAAAATTCTATTAGGCCACCAGATTTTGTCGATGAAGAAGATATGCAAAATGTTAATTATGACTTAGGTACTGGACCCTGGTTTAACTACATGTGGGAAAATGAATTTAATCCGTTGCATGCACATCACGGTTCAATAAGTGGAATAGCAATGATTCAAGTTCCTACAGAAATAAAAAATGAAAGATATAATACTGAAACTCCCAACTACGAAACACATGGAGATTTAGAATGGGTCGATGGAAATAATCATTATAAAGTTATACCCGAAGAAGGAAGTATTTTCTTATTTCCATCGCATTTAAAACATATAGTATATCCTTGGCACAGTCATGTAGAGAGAATTACATCTAGCTGGAATATATTTAACATAGAGTATCCTAAGAAAATTGAGATTGCATATGAGTAGATTAGAAGGTCATGTAAAAAAGGGATGGGGTTACGAACTTATATGGGCTACAAATGACAAATACTGTGGTAAGATAATGGTGTTTGAAAAAGTAGGTGCAAAGTTCAGTATGCATTTTCATCATGAAAAAGATGAAACATGGTTTGTAAATAGTGGCAAATTTAAAGTCAGATGGATAGACACTAGTAACGCAATGATGTTTGAAAAAGAATTAAATGAAGGAGATACCTGGCATAATCCTCCTTTACAACCTCATCAACTAGAAGCACTAGAGCCTATGAGCTCAGTAACAGAAGTAAGTACACCAGATTCAGTTGAAGATAATTATAGACTTATACCAGGAGATAGTCAATCTGCAGACACGGAAATTAGCAATGATTGATATTGCATGGAGCAATGACATTGATAGGGGCCCTAATTGGATTGCTCCAAAGTGTGTAGTTGGATTGGATAGGGATGGTGTTATTAATAAAGATTTAGGTACTTATTGCTATAAGAGTAAAGATTTTGAACCTATTGAAGGTAGCATAGAAGCTATTTCTCAATTACGTCAACTAGGACATAAAGTTGTAATTATTACAAATCAAGGAGGCATAGAGAACGGATTATTTACTGAAGATGACGTAGATAATTTACATAATCATTTATTTGAACTACTTGGCGAAGCAGGATGTCAAAGTATAGATGGCATTTATTATAGTGCTAGTAGCCGAAAAAATGATATGTATGCAAAGCCTAATATAGGTATGTTCAAACGTTGCGAAAAAGAAGTTCCGCATGTAAAATTTAATCAAGGATATTATGTAGGTGATAAAATATCTGATTTAAAGGCAGCTATGAAAGTTGGTGCAAAGCCAATACTAGTACGCACAGGATACGGAAAAGAAACTGAAGAATTAATTAACAAACGATTTACTTATAAGTCAATAAAAAAGCGTACCAAAGTATTTGATACGCTTTTAGATTTTGTTAATTATCTTACAGATCAAGCCTGAGCTTCTCCCCACTTAATAATAATATTTGAATTAATATCTGAACCTGTCACTTTATACACATTAATAGCTAACACGTCTGGACCATTTGGAAATGTACCTCTACCGCCTAATGGAGTGTTTGTAAGTTCTTTTAGATCTTTTAGATCTAGTGTAGAACGTTCTCCTGGCACAGCAATAAATGAGAATACAGTTTCGCCTGGTCTAGCAAACGGTGGTTGTTCAAATGTAACTTCAACTGTACCTGAGCTTAGTGCTAGTGTACCTGTATATGAGTTGTTAAAGTTTATCTCATAAAACGTATTCCCGCCCCAAGTAATACTTTGTATACTGTTTATATAAGTGTTAGCAGGGAATGTCAATCCGTTGTTACCACCAGTAACCGCAGTGCCAACAATAGCCGATGCACTATCAACACTTGATGTAGTAAAGTAACCATAGTTTTTGTTTACAAGTGCTGCATTAAATGTAACGGTAAAGTGGTTGGATGAGCTACCGCTGATCTGTCCTGAGAGTCGCCTTGATAGTCTAAAGTATGCCCAATCATTTGAATTTTGTCCACTGATGTAACCATAATCAATAGTAGTATTAGCTGGAATATTTGTGCCTGTAATAACCTTACCTTCAACAATACTTGTATCAGTTGTACCAAAGGTAGCAAAGTATTCTTGTGGATTGATGTAAATGTAATAGTTATTATTATAACCACCAACATAGCTAGGTCTAGTACCAAACTGTCCTGTAATCGAAGCCACAGATGTTATGTTAGCTGTAGTAGCTGATGTACCATCTGTCCATGTAACACCACCACCAGATGCAATTTGTGCAAAACTAGGCTGACCACCTTGTGCCACACCATTTAGTCCTGTCCAGTTAACGTCACTTGGATTAAGAGGATAGTTGTTAGGATTTAGCACACCTTCGATAACAATACCCCCGGAACCTGTATCTGATGTCACCTCAAGTCCGTTAAGTAGTAATTGTGCTCTATTAAGCAGTTCTCGCTCTCCTAAGTCACCTGTAATAGCGTTAGAAACACTAGGTGCTAGTCGCATCATAAATGCAGTCTGTTTAGTTGTACTAACTGTGATTCCTGTTTCAGCGTAACTAAAAATGTAACCTCTATCTTCATCAAATCCGCCATCTGTAAGGAACGCACTACCCCAGTGACTAATAAGTGGTGTAATTGTTTGTGAAATAATAACAACACCTGTTCTAGCTAGGTGTGTTACTGCTGAGCCTCCTGTGTAACTACGTTCTGCTCCTGCTTGGAATGTAAGTAAATTAGCAGCTCTGCTTACACCAGTTAGTGTATTTGTTTCTTTGTTGTTAGCTGTGTACGTCATTACTTCGTTGTCAATGTATACAGTTGCTTGGTATGGAAAGAAGCTGCTATCTTCTAATTCAATAGTAGTTTGACTTGCATCCATTTGAGTTTTTAACTTTCCTGGAGGACCTTCGTTAGTAACTTCGTAACGCACAGGCAAGTTACCTGAACGCATAAATGCTTCTGTGTTTACGTTTGAATTACGCATTCTATGTGCAAAAACAAAATTACCATTTGAACCACGTACCATCCAATCAATAAATCCAGCACCATACCATGTATACTGAATTCCAATCATCTGCATCTTAGCAATGTCCATATTATAACCGCTTGGACCAGTGCCATCTAATCTGTCTAAGTTAAACTCACTTTGTTTGGCTTTTTTATCACTTACTAGTGCTACTTTTGCACCTGTAATGTTTATAACGCCGCGCCAGTCTGGTGTTACTGACATTGCAGTATCACTACTAACATGACTTACAACGTGTGTCATACCTTTGATAATAATTCTATCACCGGCCTTTAATTGATCTCTAAATCTAGTGTTTGTCCCTACAATAGCATTTTCATCTACATTAAGTGCAATAGTTCCGGCAATTTGTTTTGTTCCTGTACGCTGTACTGCACTAATTTGTGTACCATCAAACTCCCAGAAAATTCCGTTTTGATCGTCAAATATTCCAGAACGTACAGTAGCGCCATGCCAGCTTACAACACTCATTTGTGCAGAAAATCCTAGTACTGCTGTAGTTGCACCCAATCTACGTTTTGCTCGTACTTTAAATGTTCTTTCGTCTACAACTGATGAAACTGTATAATCAAACTCTTCGCCAACACCTGTGCTAACGCCGCTGTTGTATCCTTCTGTTTCTATTCCTAGTAAACGTATTACACCACCTACTTGTACACCGTGATCGTTATCATCTGTAGTAATAGTAATTAAACTATCAAGTTCTACACCATCTGCTACTACACTCTGTAGATCGTAACTTGGTGCAAATAGAGCACCAGTTGTATACATAATACCTTTACCTGACTGGTATCTAATATACTTTTTACTTTGACGTATTGCTTGTGCTCCATGTTGTGGACCGCCAGTACCTAGCTGTACGCCTCCGTCATATGGTCTATGCACAAAGAAGCTGTCTGGCCTCGGATATACAATTCCTTGTAGTACGTTACTTGCATCTACTGTAATTGCTCCAGTAGTTCTAGCTTGATATCTTAAACTAGTAACACTAGGCACCTCTGTTGCAAAAAATGAGCCGCTAGCTAGTTCGTGATTATTTGTACCACTATCACTTGTAATATTTACAATAAATGTATCGCCTGGAACTAATCCGTGTGCCGCAGGCCAGTTCATATCAATAGTAGCTAGAGCTGCGTAGCTTATTGTTTGATCTACATTAATAAAAGACGATGTGGCTTCTGATACTGTAATTGTGGAAATAATATCAATATTTGTGCCAGGATTAGCAATAGTATAATTTGCAGCTACACTAGTAATACCTCCATTACTTGCACCGTTTACATACAGCTCTACGTCATTAAGGGGAGATGATCCTTCTAATAATGTACCTGGAATATTAATTCTATCGCCTACTTTATATCCAGAACCTGTTGAAAAAATACTAATATTATCATAAGAACTAAAATTTCTTCTTAAACTAAACGTTGCACTTGTACCTACATTTGGTTGATTTGTCCCTGTTACTGCGAATGGTCCTGTTGGTTGTGCTGCTGTTCCTGTTATTGTTATGCCAGTTATTCTACCAGCTGCAACATCGTCAATTGATGTAACTGTAGCTATTGCATCATTAGCAGGTGTTGCACCTCTTAAATTAGTTCCTAATAATTTAAGCTGTTGTCCAATATTATACCCTAGCCCTCCAGGATTTTCAATCTGTATATTAGTATATTCAGTATCAGATAGCTCAACTGTAAATGTTGTTCCTGTACCTTGTCTAGCTGATCCGCTAACAGAGTTAGCAGTTCTTCCGTTATACGAAGTACCTGTAGTAGTATATGTTAAAATTGCACCATTAGCATCAACACTAACAATAGTGCCTGTAATATCGTTTGCTGGTGTTGCTCCTCCTAGTCCTGGTGCATTACCAGCAATAGTAAAAGTTTCTCCTGCAAGATAATTAAGTCCTCCACCGCCTGTGACAGTATAGCTTGCTCCGTTTATTGTTACAGTAAATGTTGCTCCGCCATCTCCACCTGCTGTGTTAGAAGTAAAAGGTACTGTAGTATATTGATCAGATCTTTGTGGCGCAGAATTAGTAGTAAAGTCTATAGCCGAGATAGAACCTACTGCACCTACACTGGCTGCATTAAAGGTAATGTTAGCACCACCACCTCCGCCTAATACAGCATCAGCAATAGTAATTGTATCTCCAGCAGTTACGCCTGTGCCTGCACTTACAATTGTAATTTCGTTTATATCAACATCGCCTGCTGTAGTGATACTTGCTACATCAAATGTTAACGCTGCGGCACCACCGCCTCCTAGATTAGCATCAGCAATAGTAATTGTATCACTTACCGCATTAGCAGAACCTATTGTAGCAATAGTAATACTTACTATCGAGCCGCCGCCACCTACTTGTATATTAAATGTGCCAACTGTACCTGAGCCACTACTTGTACCAGTTACGCCATTGTATGTTCCTAATGTACGACTAGCATCAGCAGCACCAATATTGTTTACACTAGTAATTCCTCCTGCAGGTCTTACAATAACATTATATGTAGATCCACCACCGCCTGTGCTTGCTACACCATTGTATGTACCAGGAGTTCTGTTTGCAGGAACTTGTGTAAGGGTATTAATACTGAGTACCTCTCCGCCTGACGTCACTCCTGTAACAGTTACATAATTATTATTAAATTCTGAGGCGCCCGTAGGCTGAATTACATCTCCTGCTAATACAATAGTTTCCCCTATTAAGTAGCCGGATCCTGCATTATTAATAGTTACTCCAGTATATACGCCATTCAAGTATGTAACATTAAAGTTTCCATTTATGCCTGCACCACCGTATGCTTCGTGTGAAACAACACCTAAATTAGCATAACCATTAAAACTTAATCCTGATATGTCTGCTGTATTAATATCACCATCACTGTTAACACTAGTAACCACTAGTGTAACATCGTTTGCTGGAGTGTCGCCTCCGAAATCAGTTCCTAAGAATTTTATATTATCTCCAACCGCATAATTCAACCCGCCGTTAGTAATACTATTAAGTACATATTGGTTACTTGAATCTTGTGATGGAGAAATACTAAATTCTGCACCATTACCATTAAATCCTACATTACTACCAGACACAGCACTATATGACACAATATTACCAAATCTTGGACTTGTAAAGTTACCGCTAAACTGTATTCCTTTACCGCTTGCGCCTACACCTACTGTTTGTACATAAATTGCTGAGCCATCACCTCTATCTACCGCTTGGTTAACAGCTATTCCTGTAGTACTTTCTACTTCAAGTGTATCAGTACCTATAGCTGTTGTTGCTGTTGTAGTTGGTGTTAAAAATGTTCCTCCGCCAGCACTAGTATCAATTATTTGGGTAGCTTGAGAACCTACAGGAAGTCCAGCATGAGATAATGGAGAGCCAACTTCTGGAGCAGCTCCATCAAATGGGATAATTGTGCTACCAGGTAATACTGATAACTGTGTTACAAAACTACCAGATGACCCGTTACTTGCTATAGAAAAATCTGGCTGGCCGATGCTTGCTCCTGTATAAAACCCTGCTTTTCTTATCC